GCTTACAGTCGGCTATCGCCAAAGCCCTATAATCTATCTTGCCGGACTTAAAGCTTGACTGCGTTGAGCTTTCAAGCATTATGCCACTTGGTAGGTTGTAGCCTAGGTAGTCGAAGTTTCCGAATATTACGTTATCGTTTGCCATGTAGTCATCCACGATAACCTCAAAGCCTAATATCTTACCTACGTTCTCGCTCTTTGGATCAAGCACGAATATCGGGCGTCCGTTCGTGTCGGTTAGTCCGTAGAATAGATTAAATAGCGTTGCGTTGCTCATCACCCATTTAGCGTTTGACGCATAGCCTCGCTTTAACGCTCCCGCTACTTTTACCACGTCGGCATAAGTTAGTCCGGCTTTTTTGAATTCAAAGTGGTTGCTATCTTTTACCCAAGTTATACCGCTTAGTACGCCTTTGCCCTGATTAGTTCCCGTGCCGTTAATAAGCGCATCCGAGATACAATTCATTACAGAGCTTTGGAGTTCCTCTATGATGTAGGTCTCAAATGCCGATACGCTCATTTTTGAGGCGGCTACCGATAGAGAAAAGACTTTCATTATCTCGTAGGCTTTAAAATTAACTATTGCAATATCAGGTCTTTCCTCGCTCACGTCTGCGCCCTCTGTGTGCCAGCTGGCTTTAGAGGTTGGAGTTCCTACCGGTATATCGATATTAGACGGCATCGTAAAGCCTCTTGAAACCCCGATTACGCCGCCTTGCGTTCTAGCCTTACTTATTACTTCGTTTAGCGTAGATGTAGGGATTACGCCTGCGACATTGCTTAGGCTTGCAAAGCCAGACGCTCTTAGCTCCATCTGCGCCGCATTCATAGCTCTTTGTTCGGTCGCGTTTAGCGGTTGATTTAGTAAGGTTTTGAAAAAGGCTTGCTTGTATTCGTTTGTGCCAAATACGTCTTTTAGCTCTGCGCTTCTTGCCTCAAAGCCCATATTGTCAAGCTCTTTTAACCCGTCCTCTTTGCTTCTAGTCTGCTTTTCGCCTAGATGCGCTTTAGCTTCTTTTAGCCCGTCGATTTCGATATTTATCTCGTTCATATCGATATTGGCGTTAGTGTTGATCTCTTGCTTGATCTCCTGCGCTCTAGCTTCAATTTCTTTTAGTGTTTTTGTTTTGTAGTGGTTAAAGGCTTCTGCCACGGTCTTAAATTTCATCGTATTTCCTTTAGTGTGAAATTATGTTGTTTAGTTCGATAAGCTTTTTTGTTCGCTCGTCGTCGTTAAAAGCGTTTATCCTACTCCTAGCCTCTACGCTTGTCGCGCTGTATGCAGGATATGGCGTTACGCTAACCTCATATACCTTGTCTATCTTATGAATAGTTCTGGTATTGCTCGCTCTGTCGTAGCTGTCTCCGCCCTCGCTTACTTTAAAGCCGAAACTCATTGCCGTTAAGTCTCCGCGCTTTACAGCGGCGTATATCGATTTGGCTTCCGCCGTATCGGGTAAAGTAGCTATCATTTCAAGCCCTGCCGAGCTTTTATTAAATTTCATCGTTTTTGGAGTTCTTGCTAGCGGTACTTTTGAATTATCGTGGTTGTATAAAAGCCTCGTGTCGCTTAGATCGCACCCATCAAGCGCGGTCGGCAATATAACCTCGTTGTAGCTTAGCCCGCTATCGTTTATGGTGGCCGTTTGGTTAAAGACTATCGGCAAGCCCGTTAGTATCATATCCTCGCTCGCCTTGATCTCGCAACTTCTGATTTCTTTCATTTTTACTCTCCTACCTGATATTTATTGGCCTTGTCTGCATCTACTACGTTAAGCGTTTGAAGTCTTTTATCTCCGTCTTGCACGGCTGGTAAATTTAAAATTTCCAATGCCTGGTTTATACTAAGCAGCCCATAAGGCATAAGCTCGGAAATTAAATTTATTTTAGTGGCGTTGCTTGAGAATTGAAGTCTGCCGCTCTCAAATGTAATATAGTTTTTAAATTTAATCTCTCTTTGGGTAAAAATCTTTCTAGTAAATTCTAAGCTCATCTGCACGGACAAAGGCTCTATGACGCTCTCGTAAAAAGCTCCCCATTCGTTCTCGTTGTAATTGCTCTTTACGATATTTTCACTAATGCCCAAATAGTCGTAAATTTTATTTTTTATCGCTGCTAGCTGTTTATCGTCTATGCTTACGGGCTTGCTCTCGATCGGTAGAAACGAACTTTTGGCATCTGTTACCACTACGCCGCCGTTATTAGACACGCCTAAAAAGTCTTTTATAAACCGCTCGCGCATCTTTGTCATTTCAGCATCGGGTAGTACCTGCTCGTATTTCATAATGCCTCTGATGTTGGCTCCGGCTTTTATGGCGGTATTTAGCCCCTCGTTTTGAGTATGGGCCAAATCTAAGGTATTGTTGATCGCATCGTTGCTGTCGCCGAAATATTTAGAGCTATTAAAATGACGTCTTAGGTGAATGATATTTTTGTAGTTTTGGATTAACTCCCCGTCTTTAGCGATAAACCTAATATAAAGCTCTCCGCGTCCGTCCTGCAAAAATGCCGCACTGGTCGCATCGATAGGATAAAAACCTTTGATACCCGTTTCGTCCTCGTCTATCAAGATAAAGGCGTTATTATGAATATAAAGGCGAGTTACCACCTTATACAAAAAATCGTAAGCGTTCATTAGTTCGTTTGGTTGAATTTGGAGTAAGTAGTTAATGTTGCTTACGGCCTGCTTGTTTAGCTCGTCTTTGATGACGTGCGAGCCTTTGAGTTTTGCAGCGTTTCTTGCTATCGCATCGATCGCTCCTCTGTAAATGTCGCTTGAGTATGCATCGCCGCCGAATGCTCCAAATGCGTTTTGATTAGCGATCAAGCTAAATTCTTGCGGCTTGGGTTTTCTTTTGAAAAAGTTAAAAATCGTCTTCATCTCCTAGCTTCCTGATATTTGGATNTCTTTAATGATGGCGGCTACGAATTTTATATTTACGCCCATAACTCTTTTCCCGTTTTCGTTAAGCCATAGTATAGATTTGTCTTGTATTACTTCGTCGCAGGTCCGGCAGGGCTGATTAGTAAAAAGCACGGTTATCATAAAGCCTATTATAGCTTTTTATTGTAAAGTTTTCAATACTAAATATAATAAAATCTCTATATATAGGCATTATATTAAGTATTGAAAAGTAGATTAGGGTATTTTAAACCCTAATCTAACCTCTTATTTTAAAACCCTGCATCAGGGCTGATCCTAGCTAGGACAATATCGCTTCCCTAGTGCGCTTCCCATATCTACAAAGCCGGTAGGGTCGTTCGTTTAGAATTAGGCTTATTCAAGAGGGCAAATTCGCCCCCTTTGATAAACTTAATTTGCCTGCTTTTTTAAAAACTCGTCTAAATACCTGCGCTGTTCCTCAATGTCCGGCACGTTCGCCCAAGGATTTGCCCATTTATCCAAAAAGCTTTTTAGACTCGCCTGCGTTATGCCGATCGTTTCTATCATCTCGCTTATGAATGTTCTATCCTCGTCGGTTAGTTCATCCGTGTCCTCTTTGTCGCTTAGGAAAAAATCGTAATATCTTTTATTGACCTCTAGCGCCTCGATAAACTCTAACGTCTGGAGACAAAACTCCTTTAAGTATTCGGGTCTATCTCCGTCAAAAATAGAGGCTAGCTCGCGCTCTACTTTATTCTCGTCTATCCGGATAATTAACCGCCCCTCTTCGTCCATACGCCTAGGGTTAAAAATTTGCGGGTTGTTCTTTGATAAAGCCACCCTGCTAGCTTCGTAAAAAGCATTCATATTTTTCATCATTAATCTCCTTGTAATAGTTTTTCCATTTCCTCGCACTCGGCGCGCTCGGTTTCGCTCATCCTCTGTAATTCAAATTCGTATAGCTTATCGCACACCCTATGATGCTCCTCTACCAGATCGTTTTTTTCGTCTTTGGCTTCTTTAAGCTGTAATCTTAGCTCTTTTAGCTCGTCGTTCAAAGCTCCCACCATAACGCTCAAAGCTTCTTTTTTGTCGGTTACGCAAGCTAGCGAGTAATAAAGCTCGTATGCTACGTCGTAAATAGCCTTATGCGTTAAGTTATCAGCTCCGCCCACCCTTTCCATAAGGAGCTTATTAAAGCCCTCTTTGCTGTCGTCTTTCGGCGTAAATAAAATCATTTCTTTATCTCCTCTCTTTTCTCGGTTAGCTTTTTTTTCTACATATTGGCTTACAGCTTCAGCAATATCATCAATAACGCCGCTTAAAAAATAGCCTGCATTTATCATCACATCGCTATTCATATTTGTAGCCTTTTGAAGATGCGGCAAAGCTAATACTAACGTGCTGATGTTGTTTAGTAAGCTCGGCACTTCATTTGCTAGATCTAGTTCGTCATTTATTTCAAATGCGAGTTTCATTTCTTCGCTCCTTTCATTTTCTCGTCAATGTATCCTTGGGTAGCTATTGCAGCTCCGCCTATTAGCGTCGATAGAAAATAATTTACGTTCTGCTCCGCTTTCTCGTTTGTTCCTACGGCTTTCTGATAATGCGGCAAAGCCTCTACGAGGTATGCTATTGCGCAAAGCGCATCGGGTAATTCATTCTCTATGTCGAATGCATCGTCAAAACTTAGTGTCATTTGGGCTCCTTTAATTGTATTTTTACTCTTTAGGTAAAATTATATGTAATTATATACTCTTTTGATAAGATTGTCAATACTATTTTTACTCTTTTGATAAGTTTATGGTAAATTTATTTACTCTTTAAGTAGTTTTTAGATATTATTGCTGTTAAAGGATAAAAAAATGACCAAAAAAGATTTTGATGAAGCCTTAAAAAATATTGGATTAAGCAGGCAAGATTTTTGTAACATAACCGGGTTGGCTTATAGCAGTGTAAGTAATTGGAATGATGAAAAAAAACCTATTCCAGCTTGGGTCGATAGCTGGATACAAAACTACAAATTTAAAAACTTCTATGACGTCGTAAAAACGGAATTTGATAAACAAAAGGATATTTGATGTTTTACTTCCCGCAAAATGCTAGCGTATTTGTTTTTTTGTCCGTTATGTTTGTAGCTTATAGAATTTACAAAAATATGTCCAAAAATAGCGCTTTGCACGATGCCGAGCTTAAAAGCGTGAAAGAAATGTATCAAAGAGGCTATGAAATACGCCTTAGCGATCTTAAACACGTTACGGCGGAAGAATTAAACGATCTGCATATAAAATTTATACCTTGACTTTTTCTAACTTCTAAATGACTGTCTAGCTTAACGTCTGCAAAATTACCCTACATACAGTGCGGATCCAATTACCGGCCGCTCCCCCTAAAATACTTCGTCAAATTTTTGGTTTTTTATTCAGTTTTTTACAGTTTTTTATTTCGCATTAAAAAACTAAAATATCCTATTTTAGGGGCTTTGCACGTCTGTTTTTTAGTTTTTTACGTATATGTGCGTTAGATACTTTTTAGCTCGTTTACTTTTGGCTTCCAGTTTTTTACTCTGTTTTTTAGTCTATACGCGCATATGGGTAAAAAACTAAAAAACTAAAAAAATATGTCGATAAAATAGCGTATTTTAGGGGGGTTTAAAAATATTTAGTTTTTTAGCGCCTACTAAAAAACACTAAAAAACTAAATTTGGGAGATATTATTCTTTAAATTCTACTATTTCAGCCGCTCCGTATTCGTTCGACTTTTGAGCGCCTGCTAACGGTTCGTATATGCTACGATTTTTGCCGGGCTCTTTGCGGATGTTAAATAAAGCTTTATCGTATTTTTTCAAGAGCTCCCATAATAAATTTTTACCCACCACTTCCCTCTCGTCCTCTTTGGCTCTAGCGTAGATCGCGCTAGCTAGCTTCCCTTGTATTATTCCCTGCGGATTTTCCGCGATAACCTCCAGCGCATAATCTAGCGCAGCCTGCTGTTTATCGTTTAGCGCATAATCCCAATAGTCGGCTTGAGTTAAATTTTCCATCGCGGCATCCGATAAATCGACTACAAAGGCTTGATGTTTCGTATCGTCTCGCCTTTTTTGCGGCTCGAGCGTAACTACTAATTTATTCCCGC